CATAGCATCCTTTTGTTTCTTCAACGACGTCTGTATTTCCAACCGTTAATTCAAGAGAACAGCTATCTGGAGATGCCAGATATATTTTCTCCCCCTGGCCAATCTCTTTTATCCAAGCAGTATATCCGTGTTTCCATTTCTGCCCGGCTGTATCTCGAGCTATAACCCTCGGGACTTTTATCTCTACGGATCCTTCTTCCATTGGAAAAGAAATTACTTCATCACTGCTATTAAGTTCGAATCTCTTTAGACCAAGGGATGAAACAACACTTACTTCTGCGTTTTCAAAATCTTTTTCTATAAAATAGAATTCTCGGTTGAAGCGAACATTGAAACCAGGTATAACCAGAAAAGCCTCTCTTGATATTACTCTATTCCTCTCAAGATCAAACACCTGATACTCGCTGGTTTTATCCGGAAGCATTTGGAGGGGAATCGTATAGATCAATCCATTCGGTGTTTCCTCTGGTGCGATGGAATTCATTTCAATGATTCTTGAATTTATCCTCACCACACACTTTTTTAAGTCTTCACGTTTTTGTGCAATCAGCAGGATGTTTGGCTTATTCGTAATCACATGAAATCTATGTCCATTCTTCGCAAAAACTGCTCCCGTGTCTGATGACTGGCATATGACTCTAATACCACTTCCAGATGATGACTCATCATCACTATCAAAAGCCATTATCTGGTCATTCAGCTTTATCAAGAATCCCTGCCCGAGTCTTACATAATACGAATTCCAATAGGTCCCAGCGTCGATGGTTGATATTTCAGCGCCAGTAAAATCGAAAACAGCATTCTTTGTTGTAAAGAAAGAGTACGAGTTTCTTTCACAATCATGGATGTCACATTCTTTGTTATCCGCAAAACACAGACATTCTCTGAAAAGGGTGTCTTCGGAGTCATAAAGTTCTTCATCATCGCAGCAAAGGATAACTCGAACATTGAGAGATCCATCACCTCGCCGCAGGCACATGTTCATATCTATGTTGAAACTGTTCAGTGTTTTTCCAAGTTCATTTCCATAGTAGCTTAAAGCTTTCGTCTCAACAGTTATGTCTCCTACAAGTACTTTCAACTCGACTCTTGCGAATTCCGTTCTTTTGAGACGAATATCTGGAAATGCTATTACTATGCTATTTTCATTTTGAAGAAGATATGATGGGCGAATTCTCGAATAATCAATCGCTATGTTTCTAGATGTAGATTCTGTTGTTCCTCTGCTTTTCGTATCCCTCGCACTTTTCAGTTTTCCTTCAATCCACTGATCACACAAAACGTCTACATATAGTTTTGCAGGTGTTTCCGTATGGTTAATTATGCTGTCAACCCTGTGAAGCATGTGCCCTATGAGCTTGATAGCGTACCCAGTACGATAAATAATCAGCTTACGTATTCCCTCTTGGAATGAATAGACCTTCGTACTAATCTCAAGGTTGTCTTCGTTCGCTTCATCACCAGCAATCAATTTGCTGCGCAATGCAACAACCATTCTCGCGATAATAGGATCATCTTCGATGAATGTCCATTCCATATTTGTTTTATAAAAATCAAATAAGAAATCATAAAGATGCATCCAGGAACGTTTTGTTGTCAATGCATGGGTAACGATTGTGGACTTATATTGGTAACCGGATACACTTGAAATGAACCATCGATGACTTTTGACTATAGCATCCAAGATACAATCGCATAGTATTCCTCTAAGCTGATTGCTTTCATCCCTGTATCCAAACTGAGCAGTAATGTATCTCCAAAATCCAGACTCATCCCACGTGTCCCATTCTTTTGCATAGGTAATAATAGCAAGAGCTATTTGCTTTTTTGCTGTCATTGGAAACTTGATTTGTGGATCTCGCAATCTTTTATCGATATATCCCTTCGTAACTAAGAATAGTTTCTCTTTCGTTTTTTCAGAAAGCAATCTATTCCCAATAAGAGGGTTTTCGGCAAAGAGTGTATCAAGCCAATCATCCGTAGGTACATCGTTGCATTGCATATCTTCTTCGATATGGCCGAATTTTTGAGTCTCATCTTCTAAGACCGGTTCCTCCCCAAAACCATATAATTCGGCAATCTCTTCGATACTGTAACCATTTCTGGAAATGAATGACCTAAACCACTGTGTCGAATTATTGGATGGAATCATAATCCGACCATCTGTATAATGCGCCTGCAAAAACTCTATGATCTTCTCGTCATTTACCGTAGATTGCGCTGTGGCGTACTTCATCCCGGTCAGGAATAGACAGTATTCATCCGTAGACATTCCACGCAGCGCTGCAAACTGCCGGAATTTCCCTGTGTTCTCTGGGCAGAAATACTTCTCTTTTAAGATTGAAACGGTCTTTCCAGTAGATACCATTTCAAATTCTTCTGGCGACAAACAATCTAAACGACTCTCCTTAATTATCTCTTGGGTCGCTTCTGGCAACATATTCATGAAAAAGCACTTGATTTCCTCATCCGTCACAAATACTACAGCGCAATCATCCCGACGGTTATTTAGGAAATATGCTTTTGTTCCGTCTTCCGACTCTATAATTTGCATTCTCTGCTGAATCATGCTAAGAAGAAGCGACTTATTTTCTTCTGTCAATTCCCTGTTCAGCCAATTACCATGGTTCTTCCTTTTGTTTAGAATTTGCTGTATCCTGGAACGTGTCAAAGAATACCACTCATTAAGCCAGGCCGGTTTAAGCCCATAATCCTCCTTTAATCTTTTGACCGTTTCTATATCAATTGTTCTTTTATGTTTTTCGTCTATAGGTAAATCTCTTGCTCTATCTTCTGAAAAATACTCTATCCCTTCTTCTTTCAAATCCTGAATAATGTTATACAGCTCTTTAATGGATTTTGTTCCTAGATGAGGAATATGAAGCATATCGAGCCGAGTCATTCTCAAAACTTTTCCGACAGTGTCAAACCCACCCTGAACCAGGCCGTTAAATAGACGAACACTCAGTCTTAATTCGCCGATAGGGATGTTTTCGATTTCTTCCGGAACAATGTATTCCTCGAAACCTTCTTTAATGTCTTCTTCGACGGTCTCATCTACAAACAGATATCCTTCAGCAGTAACCTCCTCAATTACACTCTTGATCTCATCGTAGCTCTTAATTCCAAGATTTCGAATTTCAAGAAGAGTCCCCTGTTCATAAGCGACTAAAAGGTCATAAAGCGTATTGATTTCTGCACGCTTCAAAGCATTGTAAGATCGAACCGACAGGTTCAGTCTTTCAATCGTAATCTGTTTATACTGCAAAGCATCCATAAATCCATTCCCCTTGGCTATTGTAAGTCCTTCCCGTCTGTGATTCCCATGCTATCAAACGACCTGTCCCGAAATCAGGACTCGTTTGAGATCGATATCTTATCTCCGTTCTCCAAGGTATAAGATTGCTCAAACTTCACTCCCAGAAGATCACCGATCGCCATCAGCTCTTCCGTGCTTACCGTTTCCCGTTTGAGCTTCTTCGCAAAGTTCTGTGGTGTCTGCCCCAGGCGCCTGGCGAGCTCTGCCATACTAATGTTCTTTTCCTTGCATAATTCTTTTATCAAACTCGAAGTGTTCATATTTCACCTATTCATAAGCCATCCGATATGTACAGATAATGATACCTACGCTATTCTCCATTATAAACCAAATGGTTGATAAAAACAATATGTCCACATGCCTACTATACAAAAAATCTCCCGAGTCGAAACCCGGGAGTGTACGTATTTTACTGTGTTTATCACGGTTTTGTGATCCGCACGACGTTCCTATGCTTCAACTTCAATCTCCAGACCGGATTTGAACTCGACTACCAGCATCTCGTCGTAGATGGTGATCCGCTCGACCAGTCTTCTGACCAGGGCATCCGAATACTCCGTCACCGCTTCAACCTGCTCATCCAGGTAGGAAGCCAGGTCCTCAATCCGGTCCTTGACATCCTTTCGCATGGCAGCCATCGTCAGGATTTCCTGCCGTTTCTCCCGCAGGCTCATAATCGCATCACCGATCCCATCGATCTTCTCCTGGTCCCGGCCGGCATCCAGTAGCTCCGCCTGTTTCTGCTTTACCGCAGCGTCGACTTCCGCGATCTGGGCATCCGTATCCTCTTCCAGGACCGATCGGATGTTTTCTCGTAGTTCAGGCAGAATGACGTCCTTCCTGGACCAGGCATCGTTCACTGCGGTGACAACTGCAGCCTGCAGATCATCCTCACGAATTGTTCTGGCTGGGCAGTCAACTCCGCTGCTCTTTTTAAGGACCCGACTCACGCACCGCCAGACCGTAGACTTTTTTCCTCGGTTATTCCACTTCACTCGACGGTAAATATCACCGCAGTGTCCGCAAAAGACAATGCTCGATAAAGCATACCGGGAACTATAGATCCGTTTCTTCCCATCGGTTAGGATGTTCGCGCGCCTCGCAATCTCCGCCTGCACCCGAAGGAACACGTCCTTGTCGATGATCGCTTCATGGCTACCTTCCACATAGTACTTCGGAGCGATGCCGTTGTTAGCGATACGCTTCTTCTCCAGGGTGTTCACCGTATAGGTCTTCTGCAGGAGAGCATCCCCGATGTACTTCTCGTTGGTAAGGATCTGCTTGATGTTACTCTCGTGCCATTTCTTATGGCCAGCTCCATTCAGAATACCGTCGGCCTCCAGCCCCCGTTTGATCTGCAGAAAACTCGCACCGTCCAAGTACTCTGCATAAATGCGCTGGACAATCGCCGCTTCCTCCGGAACAATGATGAGCTTCCCATCCTTATCCTTGGTATACCCCAGGAACCAGTTGTGGTTGATCTGCACTTTCCCTTGCTGGTTCCGGAACTGGATACCGAGTCGAACGTTCGCCGACAAGGATTCAGATTCCTGCTGCGCCAGGGCTGCCATGATCGTCATAAGAACCTCGCCCTTTGCATCCAGAGTGTTGATGTTCTCTTTCTCGAAGAACACCGCAATGTTCATGTCTTTAAGCTGGCGGGTGTATTTCAGGCAGTCGACGGTATTCCGGGAGAAGCGACTGATCGACTTGGTGAGGATCATATCGATCTTTCCGGCTTTACAGTCCTCGATCATCCGATTGAAGCCTTCCCGCTTAGCCGTGTTCGTACCGGAGATGCCATCATCAGCATAAATCTCGACCAGCTCCCACTCGGGATTGCTTTTTATGTAGTTTGTGTAATGCTCGACCTGGACGTCGTAGCTGGATTCCTGCTCTTCGAATTCTGTGGAAACCCGGCAGTAAGCAGCGACTCTTGTCTTCTGAATCTTGGCTGCAGGCTTCTGCGTTCCGATGGTACGCCTGGCCGGGATCACCGTGATATTCTGTGCAAATGCCATTATCCGCTCACCTCACTTTGAATCAAGCTGTAGGCATATTCGGCCTGCCTGATTGGGTCTTCATATTTTTTCTGGACCCTGGATATTGAGAAGTTCGTGCAGATCTTTGGCTGCTCGACCTTCTTTTTGCTTTTCCGCTCCCGGCCCAGGACCTTCTCTCTGCGGATGCGTTCCTCTTCGATCCGTCGGGCTGTTTTTTCCGTAAGAATCGCCGGATAGTAACTGTCACCGAGGTATCGTTTGTTTTGAATCATCCGCTTTACTTGGCAGTGGCTCATGGTTAGTCCGACATCGGCAGCTGCCGCAATGAAAGACATCCCGCTTAAGTAATTCTCACAGATCTTCCGGATCTGAGCAGCTTTCTCTTCATCCACCACTAACTTGCCAGTAACGATCTCATATCCGTATGGTGTGTGCTGCATCTCATATCCTTTCTCGGAAGACCGGCCCGCACTTCATTGCAAAGCCGATCTCCGTTCTTCCAAAAATGATGACGTGGTCCACGTGCTCTGTAAAAATATCCCCGTCAAATGTCCGGAGCTTTCTCCCCTTGGCCGTGTATTTCAGGAGCTTTGTAAGAGCTTCTTGCTGCTCATAGCTTCCGCTCATCTGATTGGAAAGCGCATCCTTTTCTTCTGCCAACCGTCGTTCCTCTTCGGTCAGGGCATCGGTCTCCTCAGCATACACTGCCGGGTCCAGAAGGCCCTTCGTGAAGAACTGCATGATCTGCTGCCGACGCTCCATATTCTTTTCGAGCAGGGCATCGATTTCATCCAGCCGCTCCAGGGTTCCTGCGTCCTTGCTGCCCTTCAGCATTTCCGAAAATGGAACCAGGACCTTGCCGCGTGCGAAGGTCAGCTTATTCATCATCGTGACAAATGCCGCCTTCACTGGTTCCTCTTTGATGGATTTCATACTACAGGAATGCTTGTCCTTTACGTGGTTGTTGCAGGCAAATCCAAACCGGTTGCCCAGCTTCACCCGCTTCCATGATCCGCCGCATTCCCCGCAGATGATCTTTCCGGACATCGCATAGCGGTTCTTGTATTTCTCGGAATCCTTCTGGATACCTTTTTCCAGACCGTTCGCTTCGATGATGGCGTTGGCCGCATCAAAGGTCTGGCGGCTTACGATCGCCTCGTGATGATCTTGCATGTAATACTGGTTTTTCTCGCCGCGATTGATGTGCCGGTTAAAACGGTCATCGGTATAGGTTTTCTGGAAGATGATATCTCCGGTGTATTTCTCGTTCCGGATCATTCCGTTTACCACATGGCCTTCCCACCGACCACCGCGTTTAGAAGGAACTCCTCGTCGGTTCAATTCCTTTGCCACCGCTGCTGGCGATTTCCCGGAAAGAACCTCTGAAAAGATCCAGCGTACAGTCTCTGCCTGTTCCTCATCGACAACCATCTCACCATTTACGTTCTTATAGCCATAGGGGGGATATCCGATTTTGAAGGTCCCATTCTGAAACCGTCTCTGAGCACTCCACTTGTTGTTTTCCGAAATGGAATGCGACTCACTCTCTGCCAGACTTGAAAGAATGGAGAGCAACAGCTCGCCCTCCATCTTCCCGGTATCGATGTTCTCTTTTTCGAAGTAGATGTAAATACCGTCTTGACAGAGCTTTCGGACGATCTCAATACTATCGACTGTATTCCTGGAGAACCGACTGATGGACTTAACAATGATGTAGTCAATCAATCCCTGGTCGCAATCATCGAGGAGTTGCTTCAGCCCATCCCGTTTCGCCAGCTTTGTTCCGGTCACCCCTTCGTCGTAATAGAGGCCGGCATACTCCCAGTCGGGTCTTGCCTGGATGTACTTTTCGTAGTGATTCTTCTGCGTCTCCAGGCTGATCAGCTGCTTATCGGAATCAGTCGACACCCTTGCATATGCCGCGACGCGGAGCTTCTTTTGTGTCTTCGCTCCGGCTGCCTCAATCTTTGTTATTCGTTTCATCGTCTCACCGCCTTTCAGATTAGGGGTAGTGTATTCATCACTCTAAACGCCCAGAATAGCAAGCTATTTAGCGGACTATCTTCGATATATATGGGGAGAAAGACTGACGGTTTTTCGCCATAATCTTGTCGAATTCATCCACAGAAATCAGTTCCTTATCCAGGAGTTTTCGCGTCATCTGCTCCGCCAGGATGTAGTTGTACTCGTTCTGCATTTCTTCATTGGTCGGCCTCGGAATGTCCTTGTAGGAAATCTCGCCGCCTGCAATCTTAGTTACCTGCATAGAAAACACCTCCTACCGGGTAGCCTCGGCGGGAGGTGTAATCTGACGGATTGAGGGAAAAGATCAATCCTTCCTATAAAAATCACAAAAATATCCG